GGTAGTAACTTAACGAAAGGAGGACAATCCAAGTGGAAGTTATGTTCTATATGTTCGTAACTGTTCCGATATGTGTAGAGATACTCATAGCAAGGGTGTGGAGTCCAATCCTCCCACCTTTTTTCGTTTATGGGTATAAAATATGTATAAGGTATACACAAAAAAATGCAGAGATCATGTGTCCCTACATTTTTTTATTCTATGATATTATTTTTATTTTACCTCATCAATGTTCCACAAGGAAACTGCCAATGTGTCAACCCTGCTTTGTCATATAGATGTTTTGATAATTCTATCTGAATAAAAGGATCATTTTTCTTTGTCCAGTCAACCGGTGTTCCGTAAACCTCAGTCCACATCCACGCATAAGTGCTATTGATCATTTGGAATATTCCACTCGCTGTTGAAATTGGATTTTTTGCATCAACATCTGGAAGTCCATCTTTATGCTGATCAGATTCACATAGAGCAGTTCTTTGTAAATCTTCCGGCAACTCTCTAAATTCTTGTTCCCAAGTTTTCACCTCTACTATTACTATTTCTATCTCTTCCAATTGAACTTCTTCCTTTGTTGTCTGAGCAAACACCGGAAAAGCTAGAAGCAACAAAATTATAATTATAAATATTAGTGTTCTTTTTATAAGCATTTCTTAATTTCAATAACACATTCAACCATCTTACTCATTGTGTCGACAATCAATTGCCATAGCTCTCTTGAGCTTTAATTTATTATATCAGTTATTTCAAGGCTTGAAGTGATTTGTTCCCAAAGAAATGACCCTTTAAATCGAGCAAAAATTCCTTATTATCAACATTATTATCTAATTGCCACCTAAGAACTGCATCGGCTGTAATAGCTCCGTAGTAGCCAGTTAATGAGATATTTTTAGGAAAGTATCCTTTGTTTTGCAAGTACCTCTGTATCTCTTTTATTTCTTCATTAGTATCTCCGAGCTTTTGAGGTTTTGTTATAAAGTATTTTTCAGAAGTGTTAGATGATTCAAATTGAAAATTCATAAGATAACCTGCGTAGTAATTTCTTCTTGAAAAGAAATCTTCTGACACTAATCTTCTGCCTTCTTTCCCTTTGTTTCCCCACGAGTCTTCAATAAGCAAAAACTTTTTTCCATTGATTAAAAAGAAGTCTACACAAGTAACAGAATGTCTGACACTCGCTGAAAATAAATTAGTTTGTGTATCAATTAAAGAAGGCTCAACTTTATCCCATTCCTTGAAAGAACCCCAAAACCAAACCATAACACCTTTGCCAGTTTTTTGAATAATTGAAGCAACTGCATCAATATCATTTGATGGTGCATGGATATAATTTTTTATTTTAAATACTTCTCCAACTTTTCTATAATGTTTTTTAATTAAATTTCTGTGGTCGTTGTTGTTTATAATTTTGTTTGGATATAATTGTGCAAGTGTAATACCACCTGTCTTTAAAAGATTAAAAGCATCATCAGAACCCATGCCGGCAGTGTTATTTATTCTTCTTTCATATAAGTCGGATGCACTGAAATCAATCCACTCTCCTTCTTCTTTTAAGTGAGTGATCGCCATTAGTTTAGCCAAAGTAAAAGCAACGCATTGGTCGCTGTTCCCTTGATTGTATATAGGATATTTATTCCATTCTGATTCTTTCTTTTCTTTCCAGTTAGGAGTATCAGCAGATGCTACAATTTCTCTAAAAGAGTAATCTTTTATTTTTTCTTCTTCTGGGCGTGTATCAATTAACGCTCCATTATAATTTTCACTCATATTATTTTCCTAAATAGTTATTGCTTTCATTTCCTTTATTAGAAAAGTAAAAAGTGAAAGCCATTGTTGCTAATGTTAAAAAGTCTTTTGCCTCTACGATGCCAAAAAAAGTAAGTCCGATAATGGCCACTGCCATTCCTACAAAAACTATTTTTGAAGCTGATTCAAATATATTCATGTTTGATTAGTTAAAGTAATAATAACAATATTTTAACACACTAAGACAGCTAAGAGATATACGAAAGAAAAAAGCAATAATAATCATAGCTATTAACGCTCCATAAATTTGTTTTTTATTCGTATGTCGTTTCAATTCATGTTTCATATTATTTCCGATCAATTTTAGAAGACAAAACATCTAATAAGATGCTGGCAACTCTATTAAGTCCGGCCATTCCAAGAAACGCTCCAATGGCAGAGAATAATACTACTATAATTTGGTTATCAAATAAAATAAGTGCGATCATCCCAAAGATTGAACCAGCAAATGAAGCCAGAAGAAACAATATCCAGAAATCAACAGCATTAAATTGCAGTTTTGTATCTCTTGCGATTTTTAACTGACTTGTGGCGTGGACAATTGAACCGAAGAGGATGACTCCGAGTACAATGATCATGTGGTAAATTTCTGGTATTAGCTTCATTCGACTTTTTGATTATTGCGTGCTATAATTAGTTTATGATTAAATTAATTATAGTAGGATTGATAATATACTATCTTGTACTGCCATTTATAGTTGGAGTATTTATGAGGTCTAGATAATTATACAATAAATAAAAAACCTTTGAAAGAGTCAAAGGTTGAAAACTTTATATATACATATTTGTTTTTGAATTGTGTTCCGCTATTTGTCTTTCACTTATTGCCTTAGAAGGTCCAAAAGGAGTGTTCTGGATTTCGTAACTCATTGAGTTAATGATCTTAGAAATCGTGGCCTTGTGTTTGTATGATACGCCTTTACTGTTTATAAGTAGTCCGAGCCGGAACACTTCACCGATTGAGTATAGTTTTTCTTTCATGTTAATTTTCTTTAATGTAAATATCACCTTCTGAATAAATAATTCTCGTTCCTTCTTTTGACACCTGCCAATTGTACTCTGTTTTGAAGCTTCCACGCCATTTTAGATTTTTAAGCTCAATGTAAAGCTCTCCATTTTGGCCATCTGGGCTTTCAAAGAATAGATCACCACAACCGATTTGATTTTTTAATTCATCTGGAACAATTCTGCAAATGTATCTGTGTCTTCTGATAATTTTTGAGTTTACTTTTCTAATATCTGCCATTGCATTTTCTTTTGTCATATTTATTTTATTAGTTAAGATCTTCATTATTAAAGGCACTGCTGAAGTGTGCATACATCTCTCTATCTGTTTCATCTTCTTGCACTTCTTTGAAGTATTTCATTTCCATTATTGGCACTTGTGTAACTATCTCTCCGGTTCGTGTATCTTTAAATTGTTTTGATTGCATAGTTATTTTTTATTAGTTCTAATAAATTCAAAACTTGTATATCCAAAGTAAAGGACCACTGATCCATCTACTTCTTTCCAAGCGTGGCCATAATTTTTAAAGTTGTTTTGATCAAAAACCATTCCTTTAACCTCAACTACATTTTTTTCTTCTGCATACTTGTTTGTATATTCTCTTCGCACAGAATCACGATCTTCCCATTGTTTAACCTCATTAAGTCTTGAATTAAATTCTTCTACTAATCCTTTCTCTTCTAACCACAGCCAGAAGTCTGGAAAATACTTTGCTTCCATGAAGCCTGTTTTTCCAAAGTCGGAAGCACTGTCCCAAGCGTAATCATCTGTGTATCTGTATTTTCTTCTCACTAACCATTCACCTTTGATGATTTCTTTTTTAAGAGTCCCACGATTGTATGTATTGCTTTTTGGTTTTTCTGTTTTTTCAACAGCGTTTAAATTTTGAACCAACTCTTCACCTATTGTTTTGATTGTCATAAACTTTTCTTTAATTAATAACACTACTCTTCTATATTATACCAGTTGGCAACTGTTGTCAAGTGTTTTAAAATAAAATGTGGATAACTTTTTGTCACCATTTAAACCTTAATTAGAACCACTATTTAGAGAATCAACAAGTTCTTGTCCCATCTTAGCTTGATCAGTTTTTGATTTCTTAAATGTTTCTTGTGCTTTTTTTGTCCAATTTGCCATATTATTCAATGTAACCATTTACTTGATCTATGTCAATTGCTCCTGTTTTGTAAAGTCTTCGAGCAATGTCATTAAATCTTTCTGTTAATTCTTCTTTTGTCGGATAATTAATCTTTGCTTCCAATTCTTCAAAGTTTACAATCTTTGCTTTTTTGAAACCTAAAGAGTTGTCAATAAAGTTTACCGGCACACCATCATTATATAATTCTTTTATTACATCCCATGAGTCAATGTGATTTCCGGCAACAACATTTGAAGGAACAAGTCTTCCACCTTCTTCTGGATTTGATAACATTCTTTTTACTACTCCATTTTCAAATGAGTCAAAAGGATCTCTGTAAACATAATTGATAACAACATCTTTTCCGGCTTGAACAGCTTCTTCAATTTTCTTGACTGCTGACTTCATGCTTGAAAGGTTTGAGTCTAAAATTACAGCAGATTTACTCATGATGTCCGTAACTTCTGGAATACCTTTTACTGCTGAAGTCTTTCCAGTTCCACTACCACCTGCAAGGAAAGAAGCATACTGACCATCTTGTTTTAATGCTTCAGTGTAAGCTTTTTTAGCTAAGTAAGAAGAAGGTTCTTGAACAGAAACAGCATTATATCCTACATACCCTTCGTCTTTAAAGAGTGATCGAAAATTATCAGTGTTGATTACTTTTCCATTTGTTCTTCTGTATTCTTCCAGAAGGGAAGGCTCATTATCTATAATTTTTTGGAAAGACTTTGTTTCTACTAATTTATTTTCTTTTGAAAGATTTGGTGACTTGTCAAAATCAGTCATCTTTACTGCTGTTGGATTATTACCTTTGACTGTTTTAGGCACAGTTGCCGAACTAAAAGACTTACCACCTAAAGCTTCTTCAATTATATCTTCAAATGCTTTTTGTCTAACTGCATTACTTCTACCTGCCATTTTTCTACCGGTATCCATAAGTAACCCTTGAATATTTCCGGCTTTTTCTATTCCAGAAGTTATCTGGCCTTGAAATCCTGTCTTTGGAGCAATGTCATAATATTTTTCAAGTATATTATAAAAGTCCACAAGCTCTTGCGTGTTAAGTCCTGATTTTCCAGTTTTTGCTGTCGCTTCATCAAGTTGTTTTAGGACCTGTTGAATTTTAGGATTTGTTTGTGCAAAACTTGTTAATCTTCTTGCCAAAAGACCTGCACTCATTTCCAAAATATCATCATCAGCACCATCGATCCCTTTCATGAATTTTCTGATTTCAGTAAGTGGAGTAACAATTTTACTGTATTGTGTATTTAATTTTTTATAGTTTGAATTTTTAGAATCTAAAACATCTGACAATGATGAACGAATTGCTTCGTAAGCTCTTTCTTGAGTGTCGGTCATATTAGTAAGTGATTTCTTTTTACCTCCTAAAATCTCAAATAGTTCCTGTCGTAGTAAGTGTTTTGATTTTCCAGATCCATCTTTAATAGACTCACTGAAAGCTTTTTGAATAGCACTTTGATCAGCCTTTGATAAATCAGAAGCTAGATTAGTTAATGAGAAATCTAATTGTCCAGAAGCAGACATTGATATTTCTTTTAGTCCAGAAACTCCTTGCAGTTTACTTAAAATTACTGGAGTGATTTCACTTTGTGAAACATCGCCAAGTGACTCAGAAATTTCTCCAAGTTTTTTACCAACAGTTTTTCTTTCTGCTTCAAGTTCTTTCAATCTTCCGACAATAGGTTTTCCAACCACTTCAATTGGATTTTTTGTAGATCCACCAGTTTCAAATTGTTTAACAACATCAGCCAATTGTCTAAGAGATGATTTTTGTTCTTTTGGTAAGTTGTAAATTCTTTGAACATCTAAAATATCAACTTCATCTCTAACCGCTTGTTTTGCCTTTTGAGTTGGAAGTTTTTTTACTAATTCTTTAGTGGCTTGTGTTGCTTCGTTGTTTGATTTTACTCTTCGTGGAATATCCATAACTTCTTGTCCCATATTTTTTAATGGTTGTACTATACCTTTTACTATATTTAAAGTACCAGAACCAACCTCATTAATAGTAGGTCCCATAGATTTAACAGCATCCACTCCTTTATTAAGAGCTTCACCGGCAACCTCTTGAAGTGGTTTTTTAATAAGACCTCCTGTTCCAATATCAAGAGCAAGTCCTAACCCTCCCAAAGTTGCATCGACATCTCTTCTTTTCACATCATCAAGGTTTTGATACCAAGTCATAACTTCTTGAACCGGTTGTGTGCCTGCTATTTTTTCAACTCCAGTTTCAACAACATCTCCGATAGCTTCTTGATATTTTTGTGGAGTCAAAGATTTCATTACACCCATAGATGTTTCTCCGATAATATCAGAAGCAAAACCAGCACCTTGTCCAAATTTTTGCAAAAGTCCTCGTGCTTTTGTTTGCTCTCCTCGTTGAACAGCTTCATCTATTTCTCCAAAAGTATCTGATCGCTTAACAGCTGAATTTTTAATTCCTGTTACAATACCTTTAAGATCAGCAACGAAACCTTCGTCTGGCTTAATTCTGTTTCCATAGTCTGGATATTTTTTCAGAGTTTTTTCTCCAATTTCACGATCTGAAATACCACCATATTCCGGATATTGTCGTTTAATTTTTTGTCCAAATTCTTCTAATGTCAATTTATTTCCATCCATAAAAATTATAAGTTAAGGTTTAGGGGATCGCTCTGTACTCCGATACCTAAAGGATCAGAATTTAAACTACCACCAGCGTTTAAAACGGCTCTCTCTGTTAGCATTTGAAGTTGATCTAATTCTTTCTTAAAGGTTGCTTCGGTTGTTTTGTAGCCTACGACATTTCCGTTTTTATCAGTTTGTCGCCATGTTCCAATCCTTGAAGCTGAAGAGTTTAGCATAGCCAACTCTTTTTCAGACAAAGCACCCAGAGTTCCACCTGCTTTTTTCAAATTTACTAGCGTGTCCAATGTTTCTCGTGAAACTAATTGCTCTACTCCGGCAACGAAATCACCCTTTGATCCAGTAAATTTATTAAATAGATTAAATCGTGCTAAAGCGTTTGGTCCAACAGCATTTGCTGATCCGATAGATGCTGAAAGTCCAGAAATTTGTCCAATTTTGTCTTTCAACACTGGAAGAACTGCCTTACTTGCATCTTCCGCTTCTTGAGCTGTTACAGCGTTTTTAAGAGCAAAAGAAAGGCTATCCTCCTCTCTTCTTAATACAGAAGAATATCTTGCCAACTCTTTTTGTCTTATAAAAGATTTTTCAGATTGTTTTTCTTCAAAAGATTGTTGAGCTTGCATTTTTTCACTCTCAGTCATGTCATTTTGAACAAAATCGTAAAGTGTTTTATAAAGACTTACTTGTCGAGCATCCTCATCTTTCATGTCTTGAATTCTATCAGTCACAGTCTTTTCTGCTGAAATAAAATCATTATTTGCTACATCATATTCAATTGATTTATATGCAAGATTTCTGTTTGTGTCTTCCGTAAGTTTATTAATTTCATTATTAATAGAACCCATTGAACGACCTTCTTTATTTGAATTTTTTAACTCACCTTTTTTTTCTTCATAACCCACACGAATAGATCTCATTTGATTTAACAATTGATTTGATATTCTTCCTTTTTCTTCAACATTTGCATCTTTTCTAAGTTGAGCTTTTTCTGCTGTATTGTCTTTATTTAAAGAGCCAAGAAGAGCTTCTTGAATCTGGTCCTTCATTGTTTTTTCTTTTACAACCGGAGTTGTTGCTACTGGCATAGGCTTGTTTTCTTGTGAAGTGGCCATTGCTGAAGCATTAAAGCCGGCATTTGCCACTGGCATAGTATTTTCTCTAACAACATTTTGAACTTGATTTACATTAGATGTTTCCTTATTCAGAGAATCGGCAGGGATGGGAGTCATTGTGTTTGAAGCTCTTGTAATTGTTTTTGGAGAAACAAAACCATCTGTTCCATCAAGTTTTGTAATATTAGCTCCAAATTTTGGGCTAGAATTTAAAGTGTTTTGAAATTTGTTTATTTCATTTATTTGTGAGCTTTTTGCTTCACTTCCGAATATATTTTGTAAAAAGTTTTTTGCCATAATTGTCAATTATTATACCACATATACCACATTAGATTGCGTCAATGTGTTTTTTGTTTGTTAATGTTATCTCTTCTATCGTCACATCTATACCTCTCATTTCAACTTTTATTTCCAAAAACTTTGATTTAGATCCAATAGGTTTTGAAAAATAATTTTTATTTGCATTTGGTGTTGTTGATGTGATCACTGCCAATTCTTTGTAATTATCAACATTGAAACGAATGACATCACCAGAAACAGCAAAAGGAAAAGCTTCTTCTAGTGTGACAGTATAAGTTCCTGTACTTAAACTAATTGTGGATATTGTTGACATGTGTCCAGAACCTACGCCAGCAATAATTTCAACCTCATCACCAACAGAAGCCAAAGACATATCAACGACAGTTGTGAAAACAGTTGTACTTGTCCAAACACCATTCCACGAACTTGTAATATTTCCTGTTATAGAACTAAAAGGCAATCCCACTTTATCAATTTCTTTATATTTAATTATGATTTTATCTTCTACTTTTAAAGGCTTGAACTTCACATAAATATTTGAATATTCATCAATAATTCTCGGAGAAGATAATTTAGGCATAACAAAATATCCACGATTAGGAAGGAAAGGAGAAACACCATTAATTACAGTCAAATCAGTCGCAGAATTTTGTTTTGAATAAAGATCTGCTGTCATGCAAATTCTTCCAGATCTCGTGCTGTCAAATAAAACATTATTTAATACAGCCATAGACATATTATTGTCATAAGCACCCCAACCGAAATCAGAAGAAGCAAACACGAACCAACTTTGTCCGACTGCTCCAGCTCCAGAAATATCAATTGCTGTCCCTGCGATTGCATTTGCATAAGTTGTGGCCAATTTAAATACAGTTGAGCTTATTTTTATAAAGTAATAAACAGTTGACTCTTTCAGTTCGTCAATTACTGGAGTGGCTCTATCAAACAAAACATACATTCCGGTTGAGTAATTATTTAAGTTACCAGAAGTAAGCGTGAAGTTATTTAAAGAAGTATCAACTGTTACATTTGAACCAGAAATATTTCTAACTTTTGAAGCACTCGGAGCATATCTGTGGTAAAGAGAATTGTTTGTAAAATCAAAGCACCATATTCCAGAAAGGAAATTTGGAAGAATTCTTAAAATACCATTCTCAGTTAAGCTTGAGATATTCATATAAACCAAGTCACCATCTGTGACCATTGATCTGTTTGTGGCTCTTGAAGCCGAGTTTTGTTTGTCGGCCCATTCAATATCAGAATTGTATACCGGCAACTGTGCCAAAGAATCAAAACCACCTCCATTAAAATAAAGAAGTTGCCCTAAAGATGTCAAACATATAACTGAAGATTTAAAAGGCTTCATTGTGAAAATTTCAAATGTTCCTACGCCGAAAGCGAACTCAATACCTACTTGAATTGTTGAAACTGTAAATAATTTTGCTTCACCTCCAGACAAATTTCTTGTTGCAATGTAAAGTGTGTTTCCAACAGTTGAAAGGGAAGTGACATAATAACTTGAAGGAAGAGTTAGAATTGTTCCACTTACTGCCCACGCTGTACTAATAAATTTAACAATATTTCCACGAGCCACAACTAACGAAGCTTCAGACTCCCAAGCTGTCATAACAAAAGGAGCTGTCACCGACATAGAAGTTGATACTGTTGTCCATGTAGTAGATGCTGAACGATAAAATATACTTGCTCCATCAGAAACAACTTCTGTTCCATTAAAATAAACAACATCATCATCAAGTGAAGGAGATGGTGAATTTGTGTGAGAAGAGATATTTTGAAAAATGTCCAAATCCAAAGTTCCACGAAAAACTTCATCAGAGTTTATATAAACTTGTGAGGCAGAAGCCAACATAGCATCGGCACTATCAAGCGATGCATCATCTTCTGTTGTCATTACAGCAAAAGAAGGCTCAGACAATTTTATATATCCTTCTTTATCTAAATTAATATTTCTTGATCTTAAAATAGTACCAGAAAAATCAGATTTATTATCTTGAAGATGTGTTTTTGTTTCTTGATTTGGTATTACAAACATATTAAGGAGTGATTACTTTTATAATAATTCTTCTTGAAGACTCATCTAATGGAAAAGTGATTTGCTGTTGTTTTTTATTTTTCATAAAAATTAACAAAGACTGAATATCTCTTTCCATCTGATCAAATTTTCTTTTTTCTTCAACTGTCATTGCCATATTAGAGATTTTTACTTCTATTAATCCAGCTCTCTGTATTTTTATCAGTATTTGTTGCGGATGAGTTATTTTTGTCAAAAGGCAACCTCCACCCTGTTGTTTTGACTATTACATTTATCATTGTAACAACAAAAGTTGCAGTTGTCGCTTTTATACTTAGTGCCACACGAAACAAATTATCAATTCCTGTTAGTGTGAATGTTCCAACTGATGCAATGATCCCAAAACCTTTTACCAAAATTGCATTAACACCAGTCAAAACAAATGTTGCCACCTCTGCGATCAGATTTTGACCTTTTGAAAACAAGACACTAATTCCTGTAAGGATGAAAGCACCTGTATCTGCTATAAGTATTTTTCCTCTTAATAGGGTTACATCTATTCCAGTCAAAACAAATGTCCCAACTGAAGCGATCAGTAAACCACCGGACCGGAAGACAATCTCTACTCCTGTAAGTGTAAATGTTCCAAGTGATGCAAGTAATCCAAAACCATTTCTCAATGCAGAAGCAAATCCTGTCAAAACAAATGTTCCGGAGCTTGCGATTATTGTCAAAGCAATTCTGAAAATATTATCAACACCAGTCAAAACAAATGTCCCAACTGAAGCAATCATTCCCTTGCCTTGAATTAGGGTTGCATTTATTCCAGTCAAAACAAATGTCCCAACTGAAGCAATCATGTTTCTACCTATTTTTAAGAGATTTGCAACACCAGTCAAAACAAAGGTCCCAATTGAAGCGATCATTGGATAATTTACACTAAAAGGATGTGATAATCCTGCACCTCCGTTGTATAAAGTGGTAACTTCTGCTGATGTAAGTGCTTTGTTCCAGATACCTACTTCGTCTATTTGTCCGTCAAAGTAGGAAGCTGAAACCACACTTGAGCGACCTATTGAGACTAAGTGCGAAGATGTTTTCATCGTTCCAGTTTTTGCTACTGCAGTTGCATCACTTACACCATTTAAATACAGTTTTATATTAGTACCATCCCAAGTATATACAGCAAAATACCAAACACCTGTGGAAAGACTTGTTCCACCAGTTATGTACGCTTCAGTAGTAGTCGCCACCGTAGCCTGTAATTTATTGCCGTTAGTTACTCTAAATAATTGATTAAAAGTAGTGTTGTCTGTCTTACCTATCATGAATTGATATGCTCCGAGAACATCTAACTTTATCCAACAAGCTACTGAAACTGCTGTATATGCAGAAAGCAAAGATGTCCCTACAGTTTGACATTGATTAGAACCATTAAGTGTCAGAGCATTGTTTATTTTTCCTGCTGTAAAGGTTGCTGTTCCTACATTTGTACCATTATTAGAACCTGCACTATCAACAGCGTTTCCAGATGCCTCGTCTAGTTTCCAGTAAGATACTAAGTTTGTTAGTAATGATGACATAAGTTTTTTTAATTAACTTATGCAATTGACAACACTCCGTTTACTCCATCAAAGTCAATTGTGAATGTATCACCATCTTGAAGAGTCAATGCTGATCCGTAATCGTAATAACCAATCAATTCATCATTTGTGGCTGTGTCATTAAAGATATATACATATCTAAAAGGTCCAGTTGTTCCACCAGTAGAAGTCAAAATTAGATCCGCAAGAATTAATCTGTATGTTCCAGAAATTTGTGCTGAAGATGTTCTTGTAAGAACTCTCGCAGACAAGTTTGTGTAAGCAATTTGAGTCAATTGTGATAATTGTGTCCAAGTTGATGTGTGTGCTGTGTTTGTAAGTGCAATTGTAAGAGTGTCCGCACCTAAGTTGTGAACTTTTTCTGCTACCGCTTCTACAAATGAATTTATTTTGTTAAATGATGCCATGTTATGTTTAATTATTTATTGCTTTCCATTTTTGGTGAAAGGCGTCTTTTAATATCTCTTTCTCTTTTTCCATAATGCTTTACCAATGCATTTTTCATTTCCAATAAATCGTTTTTTATGCGATCTATTTGTGGTAAGGAATGAATCCTTGCGTATTTATACGCAGTGATCAATACCAGTAAATAGTGAAATAAGCCAGAAAATCCAGCTTTTTTTGTTGTGTCCGCAACAGTGAAGTATGAGGCTTCTCTATTGATGAAAACTTTTAATCCACCTACCGCTTCATAATTTGGAATTAAATCCAAAAATATTCCATTTGATGTTTTATCGTATCTTTCCGGAACTCCTGTTCTATTTAATCCATCTACAAATCCTTCAATATTATTATTGTATAAGTCATGAGGTGATTGCTGATCTACCGGAGTAAGTTCTTTAAAAGTTCCATCTCCAATATCAATCATCACTTTATAAATATCTAAAATAACATTTCCTTGCTCATCTGTTGTGAACGCATAATCTCTCTGACCAGAAACTAAATTGGTTGTAATAATAGGATATTTTGGATGGTTGATGTCATCAAATTGCCATGTGCCACCAGTGCTAAATATTAATGCAAAGATTTCATCTAGTGCATTATTAACATTGGCAGTCATTTTAGCCAAAAGAGTTGTGTCGCCAGAAATATCACCATCATTAAATCCACATTCATCTTCAATGTTTTGAACTATTCCATTTTTATTTGTTGTGTCAGAGAATTTTAAGCTCATGTTTTTGTTTGTTAATTAACAAGGACAGATTATGAATCTTCACGACCTGTCCACCTTAATTAAAAGGTGAGTCGCTACTATTCTAAATTACTTAGTTTTTCCAACAATTCAGCTTTTTTAAGCTCATATTTTGCAGGGTTTTGTTCTTTGTATTTTTCTAACAATTCAGAATATTCTGCCTTTGTGTACTGAGTAAAAAAAGTAGGAACTTTAACAACTGGTGTTTCCACAACTGGTGTTTCCACAACTGGTGTTTCAGTTACTGCTTCTTTTTGTTTTTTAGTCTTTGCCATTTTTTTAATTTAGTTACTTGCTAGCGGTGTGTAAGTCATGTCGCAGAAATAGGTGAATAAAACTGTCAGCACAACCTACACACCGCCAACAAGGCGATGAGTAATTAAGCTCCTAGTGTAATATCAACAATAAGTGATAATTTTGGGGCCCATAATTTGAATCCGATGTAACCATAAGTTACAACTTCTCTACCAGTTTTTCCTGATACTTCTTTTTCTTCAAATCTAACTCCTCGTGGTGAAGCGTAAGTAGCAACTCCTTTCACTCCGAACACTCTGTGTCCAGCATTTGTGTAAGTAGTTGTTCCTAGTGTTTCATCTGCGAAAGTTCCAGATCTAACAACATAAATATCAACACCCATGTAAGAATCCATGAATCCGTTTTTAAGTGCTGAATCTGCGAAATTAAATCCGTTTGTAGCTTGTGCTTGTACGAAACCAACAACATCAGTGTTTTCAATTACAAGGAAAAGTCCTTTGTAAACATCAGCAAATCCGGCAACTTTTGAGATAAGGTTGGCCATGATTGGGTTAACATTTGCAACTGTTGTAAATCCGCCGGCAGGAGTTGTGTAAGCTCCTGTTGCATCTTCTGTAAGGTTGTTAAGAACAAATCTATCAATCTTAGTTGCAACTTGATAAATAGTTTCATCTACTCTAGATGCAAATATATCAAAGTTAGTAAGAATGTCTTCAAAATCAAAGATGTGTTCTGCAACAATAACTTCGTCAGTTACAGTCAAAGTGTCATCAGTTGTAGTGTAATCAGAGATTGAGTAAGTTCCAGTAATAGCTTGAACAGTTGCTACTGGTTGTGATCCGTATGGTGATTGAATTCGTTTGCTGTCTGTACGATCAACAGAACAAATTTTTTCTGAAACAAGTCGATTTCTCAAAGATTGTTCCAGTGTAGCTAGCTTGTATTTGTCACGGTATGTTCGTGAACTAATTGTATTGGCCATTAGGGTATGAGTTAAATTATAAACTCACCATTTTATTTAACTTCTTAGATACTTCGTTGTCGAAGTTGGATAAGTCTTGATAAGTCTTCATCAGAATCCGGCAACATTCCTTTTTTAGAATCTGCAAGTAATTCTGAATCTGTTTTTGCAAAACTTTTTGTTGATGTCTTGCCAGTATTTGTGGCATTTGCAACATTCCTTCTTTCTACTTTATCGGCGAGAATTGATTTCAATAAATCATCTTCAAGTGCTTCAGCTATTGTGATCCCTTTAACACTCGCAAAAGTTTTAACTTCTGGAATATCTTCTCTATTAACTTGTGATTGCATTAAAGAATACAAATCATCTGTTGATAAATCAGAACCTTTTTTTTCAGTTGATTTGTTTTCTGATTTTTTTTCTTCCGCTTTAATTGAAGCTTTAGTTTTCCAATGTTTCTTTTGAGCCAAAAGAGTTCTAATCTTTTTGTCTTTATCATCATCGGATGCGTTTGCATCTAAATCTTCGTCATCACCTTCTAAATCTATTTCAAAATCAATATCATCTTGATCCTTAACTCCTTCATTATTTTCAATGTTCTCGTCTTGTTCGTTTAATTCTTTTTTCATGTTTAGTCATGTTAGTCATTCTCTTTTCAAGGAGGGCTTACGCCTTTTTAAGACATTTTGTCGTCTATATTTATAAAATAATTATACCACATGTATTTCAAATGCAACAAGTTAATTTGTTTTGTCTTGCTTCATTCTCTTTGAAATATCGTCAGCAGATAAATTCTTAGTCATAGATAATGCTTTCAATTGTGTTATTTGAAATTCACTGTGAGTAATCAAAGCGTTGCGAACTACAAAATCAATATAGACAGAATCATCATCATTCTCAAAATTTGGTTTGTAATCTACAATCTTATTGCCAACTATTACATCTGGGTTTTTTAATCTTTCTATACCGGCAAAGATTTCCTTCATTAAAGACTCTCTAACTTTTAATGCTAGAACAGACTCTTCAACACCTCTTTCGCCTTTATCAACTGATAACCACAAATCAATTAGCTGTCCAAAAGGAGCATCTAAATCAATCTCCGGAAAATAAGTTTTTCTTAAAAGTTTTATATTTTTAGGGTTGTTTGAAATTACTTTCAAATTTTCTTTATCTTTTTTTGACAGTGGAGCTTTCAAGAAAACTTTTCTTAAAACAATCAACAAGTCATCATTCTCAGTGAAAAGAGATCTAATCATTTCTAATTCAACATCATCATATCTCATTCTTTGCTGTGGTTTTTTTTGTACGACATTTTCTTTTTCAGCCATTTTATTTAATTTAATATTAATTCCTACGCACTAACTTGAGGTTGTGTAACCTCTGGAGTTTGTGGAGGAGGTGTTTGTGTGCCAGTTAATTCTAAAGGCGACACTGCACCAGTCATTGTTAAGATTTTACTGAATATCATTTTAGCATTTGGATCAGATAATACTAGTGGATTTGTTGCAATAGTCTGAAGAACTGTTGTCAGAGTTGTCAAATATGTTCCTGTGTTTGTTTGCTCTCCTGTTACATCCACTTCAAGATCCCACTCCATATCCTCGAAATATTCTTTCCATTGTTTTTCAGTCACATCTTCTGAAGGAATAAAAGAACGAGTGTTTCCCATTTTGCTTAATTCTTCTTGAATACTTTCTTGAGTTGACTGAACATCCATTGATACCGGCAACTCACCTTTCACCAAAGAATCAATCACTTCTTTTTTAATTCTCTTTTCTGTTTCTGAATTTATGTAAGAAACATCAATTTGCTTAATTTGACTATCAGTCAAAACTCCCATTATTTCTTTTCTGTTTGACAATTGTTTTCTTACGAATTTAAGAACATATTTTCTGAACATCTCTTCAATGCCTAGTCCTTTGTTTTCAGTCATAAGCTCAAACAAGTCATGTGACTCTGCGAGAACAGCTTCAGTTTGTCGCCACGCTGTTCCAGATTTTGGAGTTTGTCCTAACATCGCTTCAGATATACCAACGATTTCATTTCCTAATTGTTTCCACGATGTACCAAAGTTTTGAAACTGTGTGATGTCGTGTGATCCATTATTGATTTGAGTAAGTGGCATATTTTCTCTGTGAACAAGAATGTCACCTTGCTCAATGGCCAGCAAAGCATTTTGTCCAACATAAGTGTCATCGGCTGTCTGGAATATAAGCTTGGAAGCAAGATCCAACTGATCCTTAATAGCTTTCATTGAGTGGTTTTCCATCCATTGAGATTCAAACAAATATTCAATTGCTCCAATTCCTGTTGATCTGTTGTCTTCTTCAATTAATGAGTGTAGTAAATAAGGGCTTTCTTCTTTACCTTTAACCAAAACAAAGTCATCAAAATCATTTTCTTTTTCACCCATTACAAAAGAAACCACTTGCATTTGCTGAACATATATATCCTCATCAGCCTCTTTTTCTGTAAGCAAAGATTTAGACAATTCACCATGAATTTCATAAAGTCTGATATAGCCTGCACGATTATCTTTATTTTGACCATCAGCAGTTTCTCTTGATTGAACAGCAGAGATTAAAGATGCCACCATCCCTTGATCGTATGATTTATTTTTTCTAAGTTGTGCCGGTGTGTATTCTAATATTTCAATAACCGGATTGCTGTAAAAATCAATTGGATCAATAATTACTTTGTGCCAATTAACCACAACAGCATGAAGCTCTCCATCCTTCTCAACAAATTTTGTTACTGCTGAACCATATTTTGCCAATGTTCTTCCCCACTTATTAAGAAAAGTTCCAAAGTAAGATTTTCTCATCCATTCTTGAACCTTCATTGTTGCAATAAAAGCTCTTGTTGTGTCCTTTAGTTTTGTCGGTTTAATTAAAATATTTCTTCTATCAATATCTGTTGCACGATATACAACATTTACTGCACTTGTTCCAATATTGAAAAAAGGTTTATCTCTTCCCATTGAGTCGACTGGTCCAGAAATGTGCTTTGAATTTGCGTAAGCATCAATCTTGTCTAAGTTTTCCCTTAAATCAAATTGAACATACTTCGACAAAGTTGTTTCCCCTGCATTTTGGTAATCATTTTCTAGCTGTCTAATCAATGAACCAATTTCTTTTGTTGCCATAAACTTTTAATTAATTAATAAATTATCTTGCAGAATTTAATGAAGATAAATTTTTGTTTCTAGTAAAAGAATTTCTTTGTCTGTTTTGAGCTTCAACAACTTCTTGTGAATCAATTGTTGACATCTCAGACCTAATCTCAAAGTACATTCTCATAATCCATGTATCTGAATCATCTGGGCTTCTACCCAAAGCTTCTTTAACATATCCTTTTGCTGTCGCTGTCCTTTTTTGTTCTGGAATTGTCACATCTTTATATTGAGATAATTCTTCAATGACTAGATCTTTTTGCCACTCATCAACTTCAGAAGCAATCATGTGCTGATTAATCATTTCACCTAACTTAAATATACACTGAGATCTTAAATTTTTATAATCACTTGTATATTTTGGAACATGAGAAAGATTTCCGGCGTTTGGTAATTGAACAATATTGTTATCTGTTTTAATTGGAGCAAAAGAAGATTTGTAACCAATGATGCCATTCAAAAATTTACTTTTTGCAACTCCTGTGCCGACACCGATTGCATCAACTATAATTCTTGAAAAAGGAATTTTGTCTTGGCTTGCATATTCTCTAATCTTATCAACAATATTATCATTTGTTAAACCCTCAAAAGAAATTCTTTTATATTCAACGAGTCCATTCCAAAAAGAAAATACAGTTTTGTCTGCACCATCATCCGCAACATCAACTACCAAACATTTTTTATCTGTTTTATCAATTGTATTAATGAAGACATCATTCAGTGCATCGTAATTGAAAATATTCATCAAGTCATCATCGTATTCCCAATCACCGAGCTTCAATCTCTTCCTTGTTTTTACATCTGAAATCTCATCAAGGTTTTCTCCATACTCATCAGCCGTGTGAGGATTGTCTGAATACAATGATTGTAAAAATCTATAATTGTCCGGAAGTCTTTTCTCTTTGGCCGGCTTATAAAAAACACGATATAACCATCCTTTATTAGGGTTACAAGTTAAAAGAAGCTTTGACTTCAAGTTGTATTCCTTATTCATGTGTCGGCCTATACGAGATTTTAAAACATCAAAAGCTTTGAAGGAAACTTCTCCAGCTTCTTCAATCCATCCACCAGTGTATTCAGTTGAACCAAATCTTTCAAAATCTGGATCAGAAGGAACTTCATTCACATCGAGCAAATCTATCCTTGATCCATTAATGAATTCAATATAATTATATTGTCCATTAAGCTTCCAGTCTGTTTCCGGAATATTATGATACTTACACACCTTCTTAAAGGTCTGAAATGATGTTGTCATTAATCGTTTTAACTCTTTACGAGCTATAAACCATTTAGATCCTTCGTAAAAATAACAGTTGGTGATCAGCCATTCACAACCTAACCAACTCTTCCCACCACCAGCACCACCACCAAAAAGCAAATATTTTGTTGTTGTGTCTTGTAAATATAAATAAGCTCGATGCTGTTTACTTGTCGGAGATATTGTTGGAATCATTTGGAGTTTGATAATTAAATCCTGTAATCTTTTCACCATTAGAAGTCACATCTGTTTCAGATTTTTCATGCATGCCATGATTTGCCGATAACATCAGTTTAGCGATTGTTGGATTATAAAGGCCTAACATACTAAATTGTATGATCGTTTGCTTTTGTATGTGCAATAATTTCTTCAAAGAATCGGAAAACTTAGGATAAATCTTTCCCCACTCGATCAAAGTGTCAACATTTACATTCATTAATATTGCAAGTCCTTCGTAAGTTGGAAGCCATCCAAGAGCATACCTTTCAAAAGTATCGCTTTTAATACCACGAGTTTTGTGGAACTCTCCAATTTTAACTTCACACTCTTTTAAATAACTTTTAACTTCTCCACATCGGTTCTCGTTGTACTTCGTTGGTCTTCCTCCCTTTTTTTTAATAGTTATAGTCATCCCTATATCATACCACAAACAAAAACAAGTCAAATTTGACATGTGCAAAAACTTATTTTTTAACACTACTTCCCTATTGCCAAAAAGCAAATAACTAGCTAAAATGGGTTAACTACCACAGTGGTACAGCTCCCCCTATGCATAGGGGGCAATTGTAACTGCAGTATAGAATACCCAAACTCCTAAATGAAACTAAAAAATGACAATCAAATAATAGACACCCTTCGTGATTGGCGACTTGCGGACCTCCTTCCGGAAGCTGTTTCCCAAGAGATCGCTACATGTATCGGAGCGTATAAATACAAACGGCTGAAAGAAATCTACGAAGAATATAAACACCTAGAATCAGAAGACCAAGAAATAAAAGAAGTCACACCTAAGCCTAAAAATATTCTGCCATTAGTTTTATACAAGAAACTTACAAAAGTTTTAAAGTACGAAATGTTAAAAGAAAGTGTTTTGATAAAACATAATTACACATGCTTTTGTTGCGAAGAAAAATTTGATCCAAGAGAAAAAGCAATATACAAAAAATATCCTTTACTCGTAAGATGCAATTTTCCAATAGTTAAATATATTGAAATGAAGGATTATAAAGATGTGAAAGAATTAATCAAAGACACAAAGATTTTTAACAGTGACAATTTCTTGCCAATCTGTAATGATTGCAAGCCTGCATCTTTTGGAAAGACAAAATAAAACCTCATGAGGATCGATGCCCATGAGGTTTTATTCAATAAAAAAATATGAAATTTTCTTAGGCAACAGCGTAAGCTGTCCATTACATTATATCAATATTTCTTTCAATTACGCAACTCATGTGAGCACTCTTATCTCTTCTTCCAAAGTAAAACTCATTTCTCTGAATGTTTTTTTGGCACAGACAGCATTTCATTGGACAGTGTAAGTAAGCAACTAATTTTTTAATTTGATATTTTTTGTAGCCAGAATTTTTTCTCATTATTTTATTAGTCCTTCCCAATTTGCTCCCCAAGCTTCAGCGTCTTCAGATCCTTCCACGCCTTCTTCTTCAGTTGACTCACGATTAATCAAGTTCTCACTTGTTTTTATATTTGATATTCTTCTAAGCACTTCCCAATCAGATTTTTCTCGCAAGGTCCACAACAGTCCATTATTCACATCACCATTTCTTTCCAATATACCAACTGCACTAAGGTTCTGAAGGATGTTCCGGACCACATTAGTATCAAGTCCAACTTTGTCAGCAATGACAGTGGTCCGGACATTGATACCAAAATCATGTTTAGCCAAGACATCAAGACACGCTCTCTTCTCTTCATTGGCCAAAGAATATGCACACCAATCAATAATATTTAAATATTCTTCATGAAGTTCTGGATCACCAGTTTCGTATTTTTTAATGGCCATAAGTCCCATTGCAATATTAGATAATTGTAGAGCAATACGCATAGGCATGGCCGGAACTGGTATTTTTATAATTACTTCATTCTTCCAATCTTTTTTGGCAACAGTTCGTATTCTTTCAGCAAGAAAAGCAACCTCTACTATTCGTTGCTTTGTTTTTTTATCAAGCTTAAACTCATGACCTTCACAACTTAATCCAACATCTTTCATGTATTCTCCATAAAGATTTGAAAGCTTTTCATCAAGTTCCTTTCCATAAAATTTTCTGTTTAGAGCAATCTCTGTTGCTTTTCTAGGATCGAAGTCTTTCATTCTAAAATAAACAAATCGCTGTCCCATGTCCGCCACTTCTTCAAAATGATCATAGATAGTTGGAGTACCTCCGGCAATAACTCCGAGCTTCCCTTTCCAAGTATTAGACTTATTGTCATTTCCAGAAGTCTTTGTCATTTCTCCATCGTAAATCATACGAAATTGTGAAAGTATAGCGTTCTTACTTTCAGCGTTCTTACTGAACAAAACAGTTAAATCAGATATTGCAATAATTCCTCGTGATCCAATTCTGTGAAGTAGTGAGTTATTTTTATCACCAGCTTTTGCAGATAAAAAAGTATTCTCAGTCAGATCATCAATTCGATGAATAAACTTTTCATCAGTCAATGCCATAGGCCTAAGAATTTGTGACTTACCACCAGAAGATGCTCCAATTATTACAAGCCAAATAGGATCACCTAGATCGAGCCTCGTTGCGATAAGTGTCGCAAGGGTTAAGTCAATAATTGAAGTGTCTTCAAAGTATTGGTATTTCTGGATTTCTTTTTTAAGGTCGATTAATTTCATTTTCATTTTAATTATTTTTATTTTTAAAGAAATTACCCTCAATGAATCTCTTATAATGAACAGAGTCTTTTGTCACAAACCTTCCTAACAAAGCTGTGGCCATAGAACCTGCACTGTCTTTATAATAATATCTATTCTCATGACACAAAGCAGACAGCTCTGAGTAAACAGAAAGATTAGTCTTTTTTATGTAAGGTTTTTTCTTTGGGAGAGAACTACTTCTGCATTGTTCGTATTTTAATTGTGATCTTACTGATAACCATCGGTGAAGATCTACTTTAACATTTGATTGCCAAAACATTTCCACAGTTTTTTTAAGTCGTGGAGTTTCTTGAAAGGTCCAGACAGCAGAAAGTCTTTCCAAAGATTCCACACTTGTATTTTTAAATCCAGACATTATTAGAAAAACAGCTTCATCAATCAAACAAGTTTTGTAGCTATTTTTTCTCATGATAATTTTCTTATGGCCTCTTTAAAAGAAGCATCCTTATTAAGCTTTCTATAAATATCAATTGCATCGTATGGCCTACCGCATCCACCGAAACAATATGCAGTGTTGGTTTCTTGATTATAATAAAGAGAAGGAGTCTTTTCTTTATGGAAAGGACAGCACGCTTTTTTGGCACGATTAAATTCAATTAATTCTGGAATTGGAAATTGCTTCGCTTTTGCAACAAGACTGTCAGCAACCTTTTTTGTTGAAGGAGTGTATTGCATTTTCTCATCTTCTTTTAACCACGCTTCATGAAAGAAACAATCCTTCCAAAGGCTTCTTCTATTGGACATATCCTCACGAACATCAAGGACATTTTTTGCTGTCCGAACAAGATCATGAAGATTTCCACCATTAAGCACATAGTCTGAAATGTCTTTAACACCAGAACGAGTTGGAAGAAACAGTAGTTTTACTTTATCAAGGCCAAACATTTTAGCTGTCTTTGCCATCCCTTCACCTCCGGCTTTGTCATTATCAAAGCAAAGAATAATTTCTTTGTCCTTTAGCATCTCTACCCACTCTTCTTTAAAAGACATTGCTCCACCAGTTGAGGTGACTGCCGGAATATTATGACTCCAACAAACAAGACAATCTTTTTCACCCTCAACGAACAACACTGTCGAAGAATTTTTTGCTTGGAAATATCCATACAAATTAACAAACCCTCCACGATCATAAGAATATTTTGGGCCACTAATGATTTCTGGGCTTCTTCTATATTTATTAAAAATAAAATTACCTTCACTATCAACGACAGGAAAGGTAATTAATCCAAAATCATTTGTGTGGATTTGAAAATCTTTTAAAACTTCTTGAGTTATTTTTTGCTTTTCTAGCCAGTCAGAATGATTTTTATTTAAATGCATGTCTAAAATTTTAGCACGCAAAACTTTTAACGCAAATGTGGATAACTTTAAATTGATTTTTAGCACGCAAACGATATAATTACATTGTGATAAATTTGCAGTATAAAGAACAAATAAAAATATTTATAGATCAAGAAATTTCTGAAGATGAAATAATTTTAATTTATGCTCCGGTGATGAGCAGTTTTGATACACAACAAATAATTTATGAAATTAAAAAAAGTCATTAAATCATTTGTTGCGTACTCAATAATATTTATTATACTTTGTTTTTGTGCTTCACTTGCATTAAATTAATATGAAAAAAATTTGGAACGATAAAGAAGGAGTTGTTATGGACACATTTGAAGATGTTCAAAATATAGCTCTCTATCAACATGGTGGAGTTTATTTTGAGATCATAAAAGAAAATGAATCTGAAACATTATATGTTGGATGGGTTGATGAATATGGTTTTGATAAAGTTTTTGAAAAAAGAGCAAAAAGAGAAGACTTTATAAATATACCAATTGAAGAGATGGTGAAATTTATCACTTCATTTAAAGATGAAAAATATTAATGTTATATAAGCATCAAAAAGAAATAGTTGATCAAGATGTAAAAAAAACTGGGTTGTGGCTCGGCACAGGATCTGGAAAAACAAGGACAGCTCTTGCAATGGCAAAAGGAAAGACACTTGTGATTTGTCCGAAGACTCAAAAAGAAGATCAGAACTGGGAGCGTGAAGCCAAAGAAATGGGAATTGAGATTGATCTAACAGTAATTGGAAAAGAAGCTTTCAGAAGAGATTATTTAACTCTTGGAAAATTTGACACAATTATAAACGATGAAGCTCACACATGCTTAGGAGTCACTCCATCAATTCACTACAAAAACAAAATGCCACGACCAAAGGCGAGTCAGCTTTTTTATGCACTGAAAGAATATATAACAAAACATAATCCAGAAAGAATTTATTTAGTAACAGCGACCATTGTAAAAAGTCCGATGACTGTTTGGGGAGCAGGTGTGATTTTAGGACAGTGGTCTGCAAACATTGATAGCTTCTATAAATTCAGAAGTATTTTTTATGTGAAACTGCCAATGATTGGAAGAGAAGTTTTTACAGCAAAATCAGATAAAGAAACAAAAGAACGGCTCGGCAAGCTTGTTAGAAAAATTGGATTTGTTGGAAGGCTCGAAGATTATTTTGATGTTCCGGAGCAAACTTATAAAAATGTTTTCATTGATCTAACAAAGGAACAAGTCACAGCAATCAAAGATGTCAAAATAGAATATCCAGATCCGATTGTGGCCATTGGAAAAATCAATCAAGTGGAAAATGGAATTCTTGCTGGTGATGAATATAATAAAGAAAAAACATTTACAGAGAATAAGACTGAGAAGATTTTAGAATATGCAGAAGAGTTTCCAAAAATGATCGTGTTTGTAAAATACACACAGCAAATAAATAACCTTGAAAGAAATCTCTTAAAGGCAAAGAAAAAAGTTTACACCTTAACTGGAAAAACTAATCATCGTGGAGAATTGTTGGCCATGCTAAAAAAGTCAGACGAGTATGTTTTGATTGTGCAGGCTCAAATCTCGGCAGGTTGGGAGCTTCCAGATTGTCCGGTAATGATTTTTGCTTCGAGAACTTATTCATTCGTTGACTATGATCAAGCTATTGGAAGAATTTTGAGATCAAATAAATTGAAGAAGAATCTCTATATAACATTAATTGCAAAGAGTCAGATTGATCTTGCGATTGAGGATGCATTGGTAAATAAAAAGGATTTTAATGAAAAGATATATGTAGATAAAAATTTGCGTGCATAAGTAATTTTATATATACTTAAAAAGTATGAAAAATAAAATTACATTAGAAGAAAAACTAGAAAAAGAAAGAAACGAGTACGAAGACAACACTCTTAACAATAACGAATACGACCAAGACGATTGCGTCGACCATTTACCAACTTACGAATAAAATAACATGCAAACAAAACAAGAAATAAAAGACGAATATAAGAAAATAGAAGCACCTGCTTGGGCTGAATACTGGAAAATCAAAGACTCTGCTATGGCTAAATACTTGAAAATCCAACAAATTGCTTGGGCTGAAAAAAATAGAAAACTAAAGGAGTTAGACGAAAAAGTATCAACTAATTAAATAATTATGAAAGACTTTAATAAAGAATCAGAAATAAAACACATACTAAAACAAAGACGAAACGACAAAAGAGCAGTAGCACTTACATACATATTCTTAGGATTTGCTTTTGGGTACTTCCTAGCTCACTTTCTTGTTTACTTAATTAAATAGATATGAAAAACTACACAGAAAGACGATTGGAAGAGTTTGATGAGAAGTCAGTGACTTTATTTACACGAAATGGGTTGGCTGTTTTACTTGATTATCCCCCACACGATATGGTTTTAGATGAGGGTAAAGTAAGGGATTTCCTCTCCACCTCAATCGCACAAGCCGAGAAAGAGATGTACATACAAGGTTTCAAAGATGGGTTTGAACACTCTACAGAAAGCTTTAATGGAGAATACACACACCCAGATGTACCCAAAGACTTTCTTGAAAAAGATGCTAAGGAAGCACTAGACCTCCTATTCTCCCTAAACAAAGAGATTAACAATAAATAACTAATATGACAAACACAGAAAGACGATTAGAAGAGCAAATAGAAGAATGGAAAAAAGAAATTGGAGAAATTCCTGAAAACACCTGTACAAGTATTGACGGTGTAATTAAAGATATAGAAAAATATGTTGATGAAGTTGAAAATCTACGAATAAATGCTTGGAAATACGAAAGTGCAGAGGAGTTAGGAAAAGACTTACCCGATATTGGTTGGTCTGGCTTAACATCAGATCTAGATGGAAAACTTCGTGAAGATAATGAGAGACTCCGAGAACTTGGAATATTTTGGTATGAAAAATGTAAGGAGCTATCTACATCAATCGCACAATCCGAGCAGGAGATTTTAAAAAAGCTAGGAGATAAATGGAGTTTAGCGAGATTTATGCACGAGAAGTATGAGCAGTATGCCTTTATTTTTGGATGGGACACTCAAGAGAAAACTAAGGTTGAGTTTGACAATTTGCCAGAAGA